CAAGGTTACCTGCTAATGCTAAATTATCAATAGCCATTCTTGCATGACCATTCATAATTTGTTGTGAATCATCCATATTTTCTGGAATACCTATTCCAAAGAATTGATAAGGATTTAATTCATAAGGACAAACAGAATAAGGTAATCTTTCTGGTGTAAAAGGATTAAGAGCTAATCGTAATACTTGTCCACTTGCTGATACCCATGCATTAACTTGCACTTCTGTTACATCATCTTCTACTTCAATCATAGATAATCCTGCTTCTTCAACAAAAGCTTTATCCATAATTCCCCAATATTCGTAAATTTCAAATCTATCTTTATCTAAATCAGTTTGATTTTCTCTATCTTGTAAAGATGATTCATATGAACGAGGAGTATAATTTTCACCCATTGCAAAACAAGCACGAATAGCATCCTCTCTAAATAATGGTCTATTAATTAAATCTCTCATTTGAGAGCGATTAAAAACATGTCGTTGAATAACATATTCTGCATCTTCCATATTAACAGCATGTGGGTCTGGGTAAAAATCCCAACAAGATACTGCTTCTAATTTAGGAACTAATTTTGTATCTGGTGCATATTCTCTTTCACCAGTTTCTTGATTATCTATCCATCTATTTATTGTTTCATTATAATTAAATGGGCCTTTTAAAATACCTGTTCCAAGTAATGCCATTTCAAAAAATACATGACGTAAAACTGTAATAGCTTGTGTTGAATCTAATTGGTCATGAACATACTTTTCAAGTTCAGCCGCAGCCATTGCTGCAGGTTCTATTTGTGGCATTGTTTTTAAATCGGGAGCAGGGCCTTCTTCAAAGCCGGCACTTCCTAATTCTTCTGCTAAACCACCTAATATTTCTGATGTTGCACCTGCAGGTATACTTCTCCCATCACCCGGAAATCCATAAGGACTTGCAGGTTGTGATTGTTCCTGTTGTTGTTTTGGTTTTAAATGTGCATACTCCGCAATACCTTCTGGTACTGGAGTAGGTTCAATTCCTAAAGGAAATTTACCTGTTCCAAATAGTACTTCAATGATTTGACCAAAAGAAGCTAATACTTTTGTTTTTGTAACTTTAACAAAAACTTTAGATTTTTCTTTTTCTGTAAAAGCCATTTCGTTTCCATAGATTCCTCTATAGTTACGATATGCTTTTAGCCATCTAGTTTCATCAAAGTGACGAGCTTGTTCTGACGTTTCAAATCGTTTTTTTACTAATGCGGCAAGACCACTAATTTCGTTGTCTGGTGCATCAACTCCGATTTCAGCCATATTAATTTTTAACTATTGTGTGAACCTTGTGTAATCTTTGCTTTTGACCATGATTCTAAACTTTCTTTAGGTGCTTTTCCACCTGCATCAGAAAGTTCTCCATGAGAATATTTTTTATGCATATTGCCTTGAATTTTTTCTTTTGATGGCATACCATATTCCATACCCATTTCGCCTTGTTTATATTTTTTCATAATTGGTTGTGGCATTATTTCCTCCTAATAATCTTTTTCATTTGCTTTCTTCCAGAAAGAAGACTGCACATGATTGTTTGGTTTGCTTGGATAATCTTTAGTACTTACTTCTGGGTCAGCTTCTCCGCCATACGCAGATAAGTTAAGATTTTTCATTTTATCCTTTTTCTTAG